TTCAATATTTATCTTATAAAAATACTGAAATTAACAATTAGAATAAAATTAATTTTATGAATTATATGTATCATTGATATATTTATTAACTATCACATTCATCAAATATGTATACAAATATTTTCTGTCCATTTCATATTCATCTTCTTTGTAAAAGAGACCCTCAGAAATAGCATATATATTTACATTTATTTTATTATCATCATAAATATTCATAAACATTAACCATGAATTATATAATATGTTACATTTATACTTATCTGGATTTTTAACATAGAAATAAACGTTATTTGTATTCTGTTCATAAAATCCTATATATTCAATATTAATTGTTTTTAATGTAAGACCATTTAAGAAATTTGTAAAATTATCATCAATTAATCTAAGATTATCTGTTATTTCATCTTTTATATAATCTAAAAAACTAGCAATATCAATTATATGATTATTATGTATCAAATAATGATGATATTTTTTGTCAATATATTCTAATACTGAAAGCCAATTTACTGGATTACAAAGCATAGGCTGACAATGTTTATCACAATTAGGACAAATATTATCGTGGTCATTGATATATTGAACCGATGACCAATATGTATTACAATTTCCGCATTGAAAAGGTGTTTGTTCTTTTGACATAAAAGGTTGAATTTGTTTCCATTCAACTAAACATTTTCTATATTCTTCCTCTTTCCAATTATGATTAATATGTTTGAATGTTTCCTTAATTTTATTCATTTTGTCTATTGACATTATTATATTGATTTAACTATTTAAATAAATCTAAATCAATTTAAATAAATTTAAATAAATTTTTATTTATCATATTTTTTTGCTTTAAGATTTAAATATAAGAGCACTCTTGGTATTAATAACAGAATTGATTGGCATGAACTATAAAGAAGCGAATGTATCTTTGAGATTGTAAGTGTATAGCATTTGATTGAGTAATATGCTACCTAATGCGCGTATGTAATAATATATATATATTTATATTTTTTATCTGTGCGAAAAAAATTTGTTCCATTTTTTTTAGTTTTCTATAAAAAATGACTAGTCAAATATCATTATTTGAACCGCCCTTATCTGATTGTCCCAAGCGTTTGCCTCGTATTTGTCATTAAACCTGGGTGAGCCTAAGTAAAAAGTACCAAGTTCTCTAGAAAACCCTAACTTGTATATTAAGGAGTTAAGGAGTTAAGGAGTTAAGGGGATAAGAATATAAATGAGTTTTATCACGCCTGAGATGTTGTGCGAGAAAGCTAGTATTCAATCCAAATGTCTAGAAAAACTTCTATACAAAGAAAATGCAAATTCTATTAATCAAGAAAACACAAAAATAAATCTCCAGAGTTTGCCTCATGATATTCACGAAAAAATTGTGGAACATTATAAAATGTCTCTTCCTTCTAAATACATCTTAAGAGATTGGATACCTAAAGACAAACTTAATTGGTTTGCTTTGTCAGGAAATCCTTGTGCGATCGAAACATTAATGGAACAAGCGGATTATGAAAACTCTTTGACTGAAGAAGAATATAATATGCTTGAAGATAAGAAGAAAATAAGTTGGATGAGATTGTGTATTAATGAAGAAGGTGCCAAAATTTTAAAGAAATATCCTACAAAGGTTAAGTGGAATTATTTTTCGAATAATAGTAATCAACTGGCGGTTGATATGATTAAGGAAAGGATTGAATATGAGAAAAACAATGTACCAGACTATTATTATGACGATTATGATAATAGAGTATCAATTAATAATTTTAGCAATAATCAAAATTCTGAAATTATGGAGTTGGTTAAAGAAAGGATTGAATATGAGAAAGGATTAAGCGATGAGGATTATAACCTACTAGATTATAAAGATGTACTGGATTGGGAATATTTGTCTGCAAATCCAAGTGCTATTGATATTTTGAAGGCAAATCCGACAAAGATAGTATGGTCATTGCTATCTGAAAACACAAATCCTCTAGCTATTGATTTGTTGAGAGAAAGAGCAGTTCTAGAAAATAATATGAGTAAAAAAGATTATAAGAATTTGGTAAATAAAATAAATTGGAGTTATTTGAGTAGTAATCCCAATGCGATTGAATTGTTAATCAAATATCCGCGTAAAATTGTATGGGAAAATTTGTCAGCAAATCCTGCAGCAATTTATTTCTTGGAAGAAAATATAAATGAGATTAATTGGTGGATGTTGTCTGAAAATCCAGCTGCTATTGAATTGCTTAAGAAAAATAGAGAAATGATTAATTGGTATGTATTGTGTAAAAATCCTAATGCCATTGAATTGCTAAAGAAAAATCGTAAAAAAATTATCTGGAGAATATTGTGCCAAAATGAAAATGCGATTGAATTAATTAAAGAACAAGTTGAATATGAGGCAAGTTTGACACCAGAAGAATATGACAATTATTCAGTATGGAATAAATTGGATTGGGATATATTGTCTAATAACAAAAGCATCTTTATGGCTGTTTAGATTTATAAGAAAAGTATAGTTATAAATTTTATAAATATTAAGTATATATGTATGTTATGTATATATTTTTTTATTTATGCTTCTAAAATCTATTATATTCAAATAAAACTAAAATATGTTCTAAAAAATACAAGATATATAAAAAATTGATACATTCTTAAATATATATTATCGGAAGCATATAAAATGCCTCTGATGGAATTTGAAGTCCAAAGCAAAGTTGCCAAGTTTTACAAAAATCACAAAGATATTTTGAAAGATGCTACAACAAATAGCATCGTAGAAAATGAAGAACATCTGGAGATTATTGACAATAATATTCATCTTATTGAAGAAGCCTGGATGGAAATGGAATATATAAAAAATAATAAAGATTATTATAAGAACTTTGCTAATAGATATGGAGAAACCCAACTCCTCCAAAAAAGTGGATATGTTATATATGATTTAGATGAATATGAAGTAAATACACTAGATGGTAATGGAATGCGTAATTGGATATATGAATGCGAGCTCTATGATTTCAAGGAAAAGCTCTTAGAAAACAAGAAAATGATTAAAAATATTATTACGGAAAGCAAGGTTTTATCTGCGTCTAGCCATTGCGAAGCCTTAAAGTAAATATGTAATATATGTGAACTTATCTATACAAATCTTGTTTTTATATAAATATTTTTTGTGTTTTAGGAGAAGTAGTTCTCTTACTTATATAAAATGTTTTTTGTTCTATTAGACATTGTTTATTAATACATTCTGTTAAGACGGCACATTTATCTATTGAACGCAAATGTAGCACTCTAAGCAATATAATTATAATATTTTGAACTTTCTAACTTTTTTATTAAAAGTTTAACCAAATAAAGACCTTTTTTTTTGTTTTTTAATAGGAAACATCAATCAATAATATTTGTAATATAATATATTATTATATTACTAAGGTAACCTGATGACAAATATGTATTAAATCAATTTTTTTATTTTATAGAAAGCCTTGTATAGATATTATATATAAAAAATGATTATATTAATTTAAATATTATATATCAATTATTATATGAATGCCTGGGTTATGGCATAATAAAATGGAGGGATTATTCCCGCGAGATATGCGAGAAGTTAAATTTTTATGTGCCCCCAGTAATAGTAATAGCAATACTTGTAGGAGAGCTGATATCCTACTGAATAATAGACAGACATTAGAAATACAGCATTCGTTTATTTCAGAAGAAGATATCGAAAAAAGATTTAATGATTGGAATAAATTTGGTAAAGAAATTGTATGGTTTCTTGATGGTAATACAGGTATAACATTATATAATTTGTCTTCAAATAATTACTTATTAGTATTTACAGATGATTGGAAATACAAATCATTTATTAATACATATGAATATATTCTCTTAGAAATAGCTGAGAAGATATTCAAAATAGAACTCAAAAAGATAAAGAGTTGTATGATAGAAATAAAGGAGTACAAGACATTAGATGAGACTATTAGGTTTTTAAAATTAAAACCAAATAATATATGGGACTTTTGGGATGATGATAATACTATTAAATCTGTATTAAGCGTCCACCAGCAAGGGGCAGGAAATGGCAAAACATTCGGGATATGGAAATCTATTTGTAATAACATTGATAAAAAGACATATATTATTCTTACTAAACAGCATTCTGCAAAAAATGTAATATATGAGGAATTGCAAGATCAAAAGAATAGATATGCTAAAGGTGAAAATGTATTTCATATAGAAAATATTATTAATGATACTGAGGAAAATACTGATAAACATTATGTAATCAAGTATGTAAATAAAAAATCAAATTATGAAGGAGAATGTACGATTATTATAGGAACAATAGATTCATTCTGTTTTAATCTTGCAAATTCCAAAGAGAGCGGCTCAAATTATTTCTCAGGAATAGTGGATAATATTGCTGAAAAAGGGGCTACAAAAATAAAGAATGGATATATGAGATATGCTGGACAATATATACAGCTTAGTAAGGAGACTGAGATATGGATAGACGAAGTTCAAGATTTGCCTGTAAATTATTTACATGCTATTTCTAAAATAATTTATGATACAGGTTGTTATGTAAATGTTGTAGGAGATAAATTGCAATCTCTAGAATATCCCAATAATTTTTTAACGAGTGTAGTAAGCGAAGGTCTTCCTAATATACGGATAGATATTCGCGAACCCATAAATATAAATAGACGAATTAAGGTGTATAATATGGAGAATGAAATTAATAAATTGTGTGCTTTTGCAAAACACGGCTTGCCGCCTATTGTTTGCGACAATGATATAGTGAAAACGATAAATAACGAACCTATAAATATTATAGATGACCTGCCTAGGATTTATGATATAGATGAAAAAATAATGGCTGAAAAAATCAGTAGCTATTGTAATAAAATTATGAACTATTACAATTATGAAGTAGAAAAAAACGGATATTTGCCGAATGACTTTCTAATTATATTCCCGATTATGAAATCAAATATGATAGCTTCTGAGTTAGAATCTAAAATACAAGATTATTGGGTAAAAAAATATGATAAAAAATATACGAGATATGCGTATTTACACAAGCATACTGAAGGAGCAGTAATAAATACGAAAGATTCAATAGAAGCTACGCGTATTATGTCTATTCGCTCTTCTAAAGGAGACGGAAGAAATGTAGTATTTATATTATCATTAACAGAAACTTCGATAAAACTTTTAAGTAATAAGGAAAAAGGATTAGTATACGATTCGTATATCCATGTAGCTTTAACGAGAGCTAAAAAACAAATATATTTTGATTTGACAAAAAATAAGGATGATATTCATAAGATGTTTATAAAATGTGGATATGACACAAATATTCCTCTTATAACAAAAAATATAAGATTGGAAAAAATTCAGGATATAGTAAATAAGGAAAGAATAATAAAAATATTGAAGGCAAATAATATAACTTACAAGTCTATTATTGAAGAATTGAAGATACGCTTAAATAAACAGAAAAGGACTGAAGGTGTTGATTGGGGATATCATTGTATCAAATATCTAACATATTATTATAATATTGTTATAAATATTATTAAGAAAAAGGAGGCTACAAATGTAGATAGTAAATCACATTTATTAGTAATACTCAGTATAATATCAAATAAAAGGGTAGTATCATATGATGTCTATGATTTCTGGGAATATTTGGATAGTTATAAAAATAAAGGAGAAAGTCTTAAAAATATACCATTATGCAAAATATCAAACAAACCCTTTTATATCCATTATCACGATATAATATATAAGGCGATTATTAAGATTCAGAACAAGATAAAATGCAATAAGCTAGATGAATTATCAGTATACGAATCAATAATTTTGGCATATTTAATAGAATTATTCGTGTCCAAAAGATATTCTGGAATAACACCTATGGATTTGTATAATATAACAGACTTCTTTTATAATAAGGATAATATAGATAATAAGGAACAAGAATTATTCAATAGCATTACAAATATTCGCAATATTGTAAATAAATGTAGTATTAAAAAATATAGAAATATTAAATGGAATATCTTCAAATACATTAAATTAAAATGTTATAATAATTATTTCTCAATATACAAGAGTAACTATCCGATCATAGGAAATAACAAAGATAATGTTATTCATATTATACTCAAATCCAATATATCGCAATTAAATTATTGGGATATAATGATAGAGATATTATTTGAGAGATTCCTAATATATAATCCAGAATTTGATAATGATAAGGATAGATATGATAATAAAGAGATTATTACATATTGCTTTTTACTAGATGATAATAGTTATATAAAAATAATATGGAAATGGGATAAAATGCTATGTGATGAATTAAAAAAAGAATTATATCAAGCATTATACATATATTATCAAGATAACCATAAAGATTTATACAATTATTATAAGACACTTATTAAAAAAAATGAGAAACTATGGAAAGAGAAACCTATAAAAATATTAGATAAAATAATAGAAGATATTGAAGTGAGAGAGGAGACATATCCTAATTATATAAGGAGTTTTTTTGAGGATATTAGTACAGATATTGAAGAAGAAAGGGATTATAATTATGCTTGCTATTTTGAAGGATTTAATAAAAGATTAAATAGGAAATTAGAAAAATATCTAAATAAATATTTTGGATTATAGAAGGCTTAGTAAGCTATTTTAGACATTTTTATTTAACTTTTTTGATTATCACATATATAAGTTCGTTTATCATTCATAGTTAATATATCTTTTATATTATAATTTTTTATATTTTTACTCATGTAATTTATATACATCATTTACAACTATAAAAGTAAAAAAATAGATATACAAATAATAGTTTTAACGCTTTATAATCTATCTTCGTAGTGCTAATACTTGTAATTAATAATAATATCACATACATCATCATCATATTCGTCAAAATCTTCTGTTTTAAATTCATGTTTCATATGATATTTTATGAAATTATAGAATTCATTCATCATAATACCAAACATATTATAATATTCTCTTCTGTTATGATATAAATGGTACTCTCTAACATAATCTTTAAAACCACATATTATATTTTTTAGAATAGTATCATAATTCAATTCATTTATTTGTGATGCTAATACCTCTAATTCAGCATCATACTCTTCAGGCGTATTATATTTATTAATATTATTAGGATTATTTAACATAGAGAACATTTTGCTTTGGATAGTATTTTTTATGTTTTTAATAAGAAACATAGTATAATATTCATCACGATTTTTTTCAATCTCTTTCTTTGTAATTTCATTAAAAACTTTACAAGTTTCATTAATACATTTCATGATTGAAATATTATTATTTGACAAAATCTTATCGCCAATAGAATATTCCATAATAACAATATCTATCAAAGAAATTGAGGACATTTCTTTAATGAGAAACTTAAGTTAGTACAGATTGGATAAGCGGGGTAGATTTGTTTAATAACCTAGAAGGCTTTTTGGGTGGCTCTATCAATAAAATTTATTGGTTAGCAATTACATATAGATAGCATATTTATCATATTTTATCATTTTTAGCAATTTTTAGAACATTTTTATATAACATAATTATTATTACCTCATCTAAAACATAAAGTAATAAAAATTATATTAAATTATTTTTAAAATTTTAATATATAGATATATATTAAAATGTCTTCTCCCACTATACATATAGAAACAGAAAATTTAAGTAATGAACATATATTAGGGATTTCATATAGATTAAAATGTTATATGAATTATATAAAAACAAATGATATCCTCCTTTACCAAAAATTAATTAAATTATTTGAAATTGATATTACTAATATACCAAATGAACTTGATATTCTAGATATTATTAAAATATTAATTACTGGAACAGATTTACAAACAAATGTTAAATTACTTCATTCTATTACAGATAAGTTAAAATATTATTTAAATTTTATAAGAATTGATCAACTACATGATTTTGATGACCCAGGAAGATGTATTCCAAAGTTTAATTATAATAAAACATCCATATCTCTGAATAGCTGTAATACATATATACAAGAAAGTTTAACAACAAATATAACAAAACCAGTTAATAATTCAACAACATTACCAGGATTAGAATATTATTGTTTAGATACAGGATTGAGAGAAACTTCATCAAAAATTATAAAACAAAGACTTGATGCACGTTTTCAACATGAAAATAATAATGCTAGTATAGCAACTATTTCTCAAATAGTAGATTCAGCAGGATGTAGTTCAAAAGATACAAATTCTAATAGTTATAACAATTTTTTAATAGAATTTGAAATATATTTATATAATATTGGGTTTATTTTTTATCAAGGATTTTTTAATTATTTAAATGTTGTTTCAAAAGATGAAACAGGATATTTTATAATTATAGAACAAATTGAAGATAAACAAAACTATATTGAAAAAAAAAAATTTAATATTAAAATATTTAATTATAAATTAGATGTAGATGAAGCATTTAAAATTAATATATTTTATGAAAACAATATTATCGTAGGGCAAAATGGATTTTCTCTACCTAATGTTTGCAAATGGATAAGTAATCATATGGAACTTTTAAAGTGGCCACCTCAACAAAGTGGATTGTCTATAGATATGTCATTATATCTAAAAATAAGTATAGGCATGAGCATAAAAGGTTATGGAGATTTTGGTCAAATATTTATGACAACATGCTTAAATAATTTAAATAATAGTAATAATATTTTTAAAGGAAAAATTATGTTATTTACTGTTGATACATTTTTAGCCACTTTAGCAATCGTAGCAAAGTGCCCTTTTTTATTAGGAACTATTGCTAATCCATGTTATTTACATAATCCAATTGAAAATATAAGAGATGTTAATGTTATTAACTATTGGAATAATATTTTAGATAATATTAAAATATATACTGAAGACAGATATGAACATAATTATCAGAATAAATATTCTGATAATGATGTATTTAATAATAAAATGAAAAAATATGACGATAATGACATAATTAAACCTATTGCACCAAACAAATATTTTTGTTATGATATATTAAAAGATTATATAGTTAAGATAAAATTAAAAAGTCTATATTATATTTATAACAATATTTTTATATCAAATGATGATAATATAAAAGCGAGAACATTATTAAATAAATTAGAAAGTAGATTTAATTTTTATTGCTTATATATTATATCAGAATATAACGATATTAACAATAAAGAAAAGTCTAAAAGTTTATGCGAATACATAAATACTCAAAAAATTTATGATTTAGCAAACATATTGATGATAGATACAAATTTTTTTAATTATAATGGAAAAATTTTAAAAAATGAAGAATATTCCGAATTCGGAACTGATGATGATATACTTAACGCATTTTATGAAATAGAAGCATCAGGAAAATATTATACAGCTTTTAAATCAATTGGAATATTTATTAATTATTTCAGTTTGATAAATATTACATATGATTTAATTATAGAAGGAATTAAAAATTATACGGATTATAAATTTGGAATAATTATTCATTTAACTAAAGAATTTATTGATAAAGTTAACGGTATAGCAATAATAAAGGCAAGTGAAGCTGAAAGTTTAAAAACATTTGATGATTATAGACCTAAATTTATAGAAAAATATAAAGAAACATATGAACAAGATAATGGTAAACAAAATGAGTTATATTTAAAGTCTATTAAAGACATTTATACATTTTTAGAGAAACATTATATAAGTATTAATGATAAAGTATGTGCCAGAAGCTTAAAAGATACAAAAACAACTATATTTTTAAATTTTTTAAATAAATTTTATGTTAATTTTTTAACAGAAATTCAAGAAATATATTCTCATTTAGAATCTATTTTACATATATTAAATGAAAGTAATATATGTAAAAAAAAAGGATTTAGATTATATATAACAGAACAGGGATTTTATGAGATAATAAATTATATAAAAATATTATCAGAATACACAGAACAAATCGTAACCTATAATAAAAATATTCATGAACATATAGGTTTAATTAGAAATATATACGACAAATATAAAAACGGCGATAATGATTTTTCAATTAATCCATTAGATAATGCTTTGAAAGTTTATAAATATATTTATGAAAATGAAATTGATGACGATGATGATACTAAAGATACTAAAACAAAAATAGTTAAATATTTAAATAAACATGCAGTGAAATCTTATACATATTATAATTTAATTGAAATAATATTAAATTATTATCAACATCTCAATGATATAATAAATTCATCTTATAAAATATATAATGATATAGATATTATAGGTATAAAAATATCTAATAAATGTCAAGAAATAAAAAGAACATTATTACCAGAATATTCTAGTATAATAGAAGGTATTAAAATATATAATTCTACACATATTTCACAACAGGGTCCTCCTAGTGGTCCTGGAGGTCCAAGTGGATATAATGGAGGCGGACAAGGATATTTAGTAAAAAAAAATAAAAAAAATAATACATATTCCATGAGTGGTGGAAGTACGATAAATAGTAAATTGTTAGAAAATTTAAAAGTATTAAGGGAATCAAGTCAGCCTACTATTTTATCTATTGAAGAAATTAATAAAATAAATATACAAATAGAAGAAGAGATAGACAATGATGCCACATATATAGAAGAAACATATGTATTTGAAGATTGTTGTAAAGAAGAATGTTTTACCAATGAAGAAACATTTAGCCCTTTAATGCGACCACAATTTAATAAATTTAATTTGCCATATTATCAATTAATACAACATGATATAAACGAACCAATAGCATATCATACAAATGAAAATATACATATAGAAGCAAATACTACAAAAGATCCGAATAGAGGTCGAGATATAACACAAGAAGAAAAAAATACTTTATTAAATTGGATTGGAAATTATTTAAAACATAATGAAGCAATTAAAAATACTTATGAATTACTATTACCATATGAAAATATACAATCTTTAATTAATAATCACTATGAATTAACAGAAAAATTGAATCAATTTAATTTAAGACATAGTATAACAACAAACGATTTAGAATTATATTATTACATATTCATTACTAGTGAAAAAAGCATATATAAAACATTATTATATTATAAATTAGTTTTAATAAAACATTATATTGTAATTAATAAAATACTTATACATAAAATAAATTTACCTGCTATAACATTAGATTTTAATAATTATCTTGATAATTTATACACTTTAACAATTGAAAATTTTATACAAGTTGATATATTCGATAATGATATATCGTATATTATATATAATATACAAAAACTTAAACAATTTGTAATTCAAAATATCAATCCTTATATAGAATATATACAAGTTGTAATAAAAAGATATAATGAAATACCGGCTAATGAAATAAATGATATTCTTAATAATGCTATTTTCGTAAATTACAAGACAACTAAGGATATTTATTTTGATTTATATGAATGTAAAAAACATTTAGAATATAATATAAGCGAACATTTTTTTAATTTAAAAGATGTAAAAGAATTGACAGATGTAGATATAATAGCATTTAACTTAATTAATGATGGAATAATATATAGTAATGAAAATAATATTATTGATTATATTAATATAATTAATATAAGAACAAGTACAATATTAAATATCATTACTTCTATAAAAATAAAATTATTGATAATAGATGTAAAATATTTTATAGAAGTATTTGAAATAGTTATTGAATATATAAATAATGAAAATAATAAAGCACTTTATAACGATTATAATAATCTTCTTAGTATATGTGATATTTTAGAAAATCATAAAGTATATTTTCTGAAGTATTATTTTATTGATGCTTATGATAATATATTAATAGAATTAGGAAACAAGATACCTAGAAAAATAAGGGAACATTTACAAGAAATAAATGAATTATATATACAACAAGCAAATTTTTTATTAGATGTTTTTTCAAATCAACAAATACATGAAAATTCAAAAAAAATTAAGGATGAAGAGAAGAAAATAATTGAAGATAATATAACATATATTAATGATAACATAAATACTGAATTTGTCGAATTTGAAATCTCTAAATATAAACTAGATTTTTATAATATTATAATAAAATTAAAAGAATTATATGATAAGATTAATTATTTAAAAAAAATATATTTAATTATAAAAATAAATTCTATTCTATCAAATAGTCATTACATATTTTATATATTTAAACATTATCCTTTTATAAAAAGCATATTAGAAAATATATTGGAATTATTTAATCATGATTCAGAAATAGATGAACTTGAATTAATTGAAGATAATTATTTAATACTAAAGAATATAATAGATAATTATTTAATACTAAAGAATGTAATAAATAATGATTTATTGTTAGATAAACTTTCAAAATTATTTCATATAATAATTTTATGCAAACAAATTATTGAAATAGAAGAAGATTCTATATTAAAAAATGAATTTATTAAAAAAGAAGTTTCCATAGGCGGTCTATTTGGTTTCGACATAGAATTTATTACAAAACTTATAAAATATTTAGAAGGAGAATTGAATAAATTAATAAAGATTGATATTAATGAAGAAAATTGCATGGAAATATTACGTACAACAAGTAATATAAATAGTAACTATGTATGTAAACAATTTAGTGAATATATAGATACAAAGAAAAGTTTTTATAATAGTGTTTTAAGTAATAATAATATTATACCTACGTATATAAAATATATACAAACAAAAGGCTTTAGAAATGATATGAGATATAATAATGATTTTGTAAAATTTAATAATAAAATATTATTTTATAAAAATACAATAGAACAAAATAAAATAACTCGAGATGATTGTGATAATATATTCAAATTATCACAATATATTCATGACAATTTTAAAATAATGAAAATAATAGATAATATATTAATAATAAATTTACAAATATATAATTTAGTTAAATTTAATATTGAAGTTTATGAAAATAAAAAAATAGATAAATCAATAAATAGTTATCTTGAAAGCTATATTAATTGTAGTCATATATTATTATCAGATAAAAATGTAGATGATATTTTTAATGATATAAATGTTCAAGATGATTATAAGATAAATTTTACAAATATATATACTATACAAGATTATTTAACTAATATAAAAGAAACAGAAGTAAAAAGATTAAATGACGATAAAGATAACTTAGAAAAACAATATAATAAAAAGGTAAAAGAAATGTCTGAAGAAATGGATAAAGAATTTAAATCTAATACATTGTATATCGAATATATATCTAATAAAAAAGATAATGAGTCAAGACTAATAACTAATCGTAATTTAGCCAAAGTGTCAAAAGGCGAAAAATCATATGTGTCTCAAAACCAAGCATTGGAAACAGAAATAGAAGAACTTCAGAATAAAATAAATAAGATAGAAGGACCTATTAGAGAAAAATATGAAAAACAAAAGAAATCTATAACAGATGAATATAAGATTATTATTGAAAAATATAATAGCAAATTGGGTTTTATACAAGATGAAGAGGCTGAGATGAAGCGACGAGAAGAGATAAAATATAATACTATGTTAGAGAGAGAGAGAGATAGATTGAGAGAAGCAGAGGAAAGAGATAGAATAAGAAGAAATGAGGGAAAAGAATTGGAGAGAAAGAGAGTAATAGAGAAACAAGAGAAAGAGAATATAATAGCTGCAGATTATGAAAAATTTAGAGAAAAAGTAATAATTTCGTGGGGACTTCCACCAAATACTACTAATAAAAAATTATATCTACATATAGCTGAAATTGATAATGAAAACTTTATAAATTGGATGAAAGATAGAAAATATTATAGTAATCCAACACAAAATCTAAATTTGTTTAGAAATTATGTAGAATATGACGAGAAAGAAAGAATAGCTAAAATGATGAAAGATGATAATTTTGTTTCAGAATTTATAAAAAAATACTATAATAATGATTATAAAAGTTTAATTTCAAATCTTATAGATAAAAGATTTGATATTAGAAACGAATATTTGATGAGGATAGAAAATGAAAAACAAGAACTAAAGAAAAATACACAACCATCTTTATTTCAAAGTATGTCAAATATGTTATTTGGAAGGTAATAAATACATATTATTGTAATATTTATAAATAGTTATTAATATATATTCAATCATTTTTAACAATATAAAATATATAATCTCAAAAAAATGATTAAAAAATTTTATTTTTTAATATTAATATATTAATATATTAATATATTAATAAAATGCTGAACATTATTGATGTCATAAATATAGAAGAGGAAATTGGAGAAAAAATATTATGCCGTGGAACCGGTAGAACTAGCAAAGATGTTAAATATAGTGCAAGAATTAGTTACGTATCTAAACTATTTAATAAGATTGTTAAAAATGATATGAATATACATAAAAAAAATTATATTAAAAGACAAATCCTTAAGGAGATTGATATAATAATAACAAATAAAATGTATTCTATGATAAAAAATCAAGGTGATAGAAGAAATATTTATAAAAAAGTTGAAGAATATGATAAGGATTTAGAGGAATTATCTAAGCAAATAACTATAGAAATATATGATGATATAATTAAAGAATTAAATATGATATATAGAGAATATATATTTGATGGAAGTATAACTAATAGTTGTTATGAAATGTTTCTATTTGGAATAATGGAAATAGAATATGCCAAACTCATTAAACACTTGGAGAATAAAAAATAATATTCAATTGTAAATACCTATATAATATTAATATTTTTTCTTCAATATAACATATAATATCATTAAGTTCAGCATACTCGTCTATAAAAAATTCTTCATATTTATATTTTTTGTTGCATGATAAAAATTGATACATAGGGATTTCTTACTATATATATATATATCATAATATATGGTTTTATCACACATATTTCATTTATCAGATTTACATATTAGAAATGGGGATAATAAATATTCAAGATATGAAGAGTATAAAGAAGTATTCAAGGAAACAATTAAATCAATAAAACATGAAATAAAATTAAAAAATTTATCATTTGAAGATTTTATTATAGTTATTACAGGAGATATTTTTCATAATAAAAATGTGATTGGTAATTATGGACTGATTATATATCGTAAATTTATACAAGCTTTATCAGAAATAGGTAGGACATATATTATATCCGGTAATCACGATTATGATCAAAGCGATATAGATAAACCATCTTTAGTATATTCATCGACATTTGCTATACCTAATATTTTTGTATTAAATTATTCAACATCATTTGTTATAGATGATGTAGGTATATCTTTTGTAAGTATAGATAAAACATTAGATAGTTATAAAAATAGTGGAAGAATTAAAGATTTACCTCCATTTCCTGATATTGAGAAAAAAGTTAAGTACAAAATAGCATTATTTCATGGTTCATTTGCTTTTGCTAAATTATACAATGGTAATACAATAGAAGAAGTATTTAACCCATATCCTTTAGAATGGGTTAAAGATTTTGATTATGTGCTATTAGGAGATATTCACAAAAGACAAGTTTTTATTTATAAAAATAAAACAATATGTGGATATGCTGGGAGTTTAATACAACAAAATTTTGGTGAAGACATAATTAATCACGGATATTTATTATGGGATTTATATAATAAAGATATTAAAAAAATAAATATTTATAACAATAATGGTTTTATAAATATTAAAGAAAGTGATGATGTCAATAAAGATATATTAATAAGAATTAATGGAAAATACGAGAAAACATTAGAAGAACATATTAAAAATAATATAGAGATTTTTCCAAAGAGCATAAATATTAAAAATTTTACCAAAATAGATGAGTTTAAATTGAATACTATTCTACAAAAATATAATATCAATTATGATACTATAGATAAATTAAATAATCTTAAAAAATTTAATAATACAAATATGCTAAATAGTGTTTCAAATATTAATGATATTAATGATATTAATGATATTACTATTAGCGATGATATAATAACTGAATATTTTAAACCTTTGCTTACAGAAGAAAATCTAATATTTTTAAGTAAAATTATTAAGAATAAAGAGGTATTACTAATAGATGTTAAAAATTATCCTGATGAATTACATGAAGAAATTATTAAAATAAATAAAGAAATATCAGAAATTATAAATATAAGTTCTGATGAAAATACAAATTCTACTCAAAAATCTTTATTTAAAATTAAATATTTAGAATGGGAAGGATTATTATGTTATGAAAATAAAAACTGGTTAAATATGACTGATTTAGATGGAAAATTATTTATGGTTAAAGGAAAAAATGGAACAGGTAAATCAGCTATTTATGATATATTACTTTTAGCTATATGGGGTGAAAATACAAAAAAATCAGCATTTTCAAGCGGTGTAGTTAATAATAATAAAAATAAAGGATATACTATAATTGATATTGAATTGAATGATAATAAAACTTATAGAATAGTACGTAATTATTCTAAAAAAGTTGCCACAAATAAATTATTAGTTAATAATTCTGTAATCTATAGACATGTTATAGAAAATAATAATTTATCTTTAGAGATTATTAAAAAAGATACAGCTTGTAATAACGAAATACTTAAACTATTTGGAAATTTAGATGATTTCTTATCAACATCAATGATAACACAACGTATAGATTGTGATATATTGAGATTGGATTTCAAGTCAGTATTGGAAGTAATAGATAAATCTTTTAAAATAGAATATATATATAATTTATATAATATATTTAATAAAACAATAAATAAATATAAAGGATTATATAAATATATTAACAGCAAAAAAGATGTATATATACATTTAATAAAATCTAATAACTTCAAGAATAATGAAGAAGAATTATATAAAACAAAGGAAGACTTAGAAATATTAAATAATAAACATATCATATTAAATAAAGAATACGATAATAATAGTAAATTAATAAGTAATTTAGGTGATATTGATATAATTTTAAATATAAATATTAATGAATTAAAAAATAAGATTAATTTAGATAAGTTAATATCAGAAATAGAATATAATAATTATAAAAAAAGATTGACAGAATTAGAATATTTATTGAAAGATAAAGATATAATTAGCTTAAGTAAGCAATATAAATCTTCATATGAATTAAATAACGACACTGATGTTGAACATAAACCTTGTGACTTTAATATTATAGAAAATGAACGCAAATCATTATCAGAATATTTTGAATTATATGATAATAATATATATGGTGATGAGAATGATAATGATATTGAATTAAATATTTATAATTTAAAAGAAGAAAATAAAAGTATAGAAAGTACATTAATAAAATTAGTTAGTGAAAAACCTTTAAAACCGGCAAATGGATGTAAAATAGATAAACCTATTAAAGAAAGGAAAAAATGCTTAAATGAAATAATCTCTATATTTGGAAATTTAGAAAATTTAGATAATCTAATTTCAAATATTGAAGATGCTAAAAATGTAAAAATTAATGACATCATAGAAGAAACAGAGCTGACAATGGATAATTATAATATAAAATTGGAAGACAAATTGCGACAAAAAAATACTATAGATAAGTATTGTATTAAAATAAAAAATTCTGATATACAAATAAATAAATATTTTAAGGAAAGAGAAAATCTAATAGAAATACCTATTCCGATAAGAACTTTGGATATAAAAAATTTAGATGATATTACAAAAGAATTAAATAAAATAGATTGCGAACATAATTATGAACGTATTGTAGATTTTCTAAAATTAAATCAAGAAAAAGTAGATGATATTGATAAGATTTCTATAAATTTAAAAGAAGCAGAAGTTGAGCTACTAAAATATATAGAAGAATTAAACATGTTAAAAACAAATGAAGATTATCATTATGATCCAAAATGTAAATATTGTTGTAAAAGAAATTGGGTTAAAAGAATGAATGAGCTTGAAATCATAATTAATAATTATAATGATAAGATAAATACATATGGAAAAATACTAAATGATGAATATAATAAAAATTTGTTAGAAAAGTTTGAAGACTTTAAAAATATTAAAGAAAGGTACTTGCTATTACAAGAATGGTATAATTATTTAAAATATAAAATGGAACGTGAAGAAATAAATACAAAAATTAATAAGGCTTTGGAAAATAAAAAACTATATAATAAATTAAATATCAATAGCACAAATGAAATAAATATTATAAATAATTTTATAAATACATTTAATAATAAAGCTATAAAATTGCGAGAAAATCTAAATACTTTAATAAATTATGATAAATATAAAAAATGGGAAGAAAATTATCAAAATAGTATTGATAAATCAAATGATATTAAAGAAAAACTTATTAATTATGAAAAAATTAGGGAATATAATAAAAATATTAAACCTCGTATAACGAGTTATAGAGATTTGTTAGAAAAATATAATAAATGGCTTGAATATGATAATAAAATTAATATAATTAACTCTAAAAAATACATAGAGATATGTGAAATTATAGAAAACTATGAAAATAATGAATTATATAATAAATATATAGAATATACACCGGTAATTAAAAGGAATATAGAATTAAAAAGTATTATTGAAGAAATCATAAATAATATAAGAAAATTAGATAAACTTGTAATAGAGCAAGAAACATGTATTAATTATAATAAGGAAAACTTAATAAAATTTGAAAAATTAAATAAAATATCTATAAATATTGAAAATATATTATCATTATTAGAAACTATCATAACAAATTTTCAAGATTTTAGAATAAATATGTATAATAAAATTATTCTTAATAAATTACTTATAAATACAAATAAAATGTTAAAAAACATATCACATAAAGATACAAAACCATTTGAATTAGACTATATTATAAATGTAACAAGAGATATAATTCATATTAATTGGTTGATTAAAAATACAAATATAAGTAATAATGAAAAACAAATAATATCTATAAATCAGGCTTCAGGATATCAGCAATTTGTAATATCTTTAGCATTGAGATTATGTCTTTTTGGAAATAAGACAACATGCAAACAACTTTTCATTGATGAAGGTTTTGTGAGTTTTGATAAATATAATTTATCAATAGTTCCAGACTTTTTAAAATCATTAATGTCATATTTTGATAGTATTATTATAGTATCGCATATAGATTTAATTCAAGATATTATTGAAGATAATGAATGTATAGCGGAAATAAATTATAATAAAATAACATCTGTATCAAATATAACTTATGGAAAAAAAATAACTGATAAATTAATTAAATAAATATACTATTTTATATACGAAAATGTTCTATTATTTTTATAATATTAAAAAAATTGATTAAATATACAATTAATATAATAAATACTTTAAGATATTTCAAAAGTATTATGGAGTATGAATTTGAAAAATATTTATGCGACGCAGAAAATATCAAAGACACTATTTTAAAATATGGAGTAGCGATATGTCCTATTTTAAATGATGAAGAATGTGACAATATGATAAATAATAAATGGGATATTTTAGAACATTTAACTAGTAATTTTGAAACTCCCATTGATAGGAATAAAAAAGAAACTTATAAAGAAATTACTGGATTATATCCTAATCATAAAATGCTTATACAACATTGGAAAATTGGACATTCAAAATTGGTTTGGGAAGTAAGACAAAATAAAAAAGTAATAAATACATTTGCTAAAATATGGAATACAGAGGATTTGATAGTTAGTTTTGATGGAGCAAGTATTTATATACTTGATAAACCTAAAAGAGAAAACAATACATGGTTTCATGTAGATCAAAGTTATACAAGAAATGATTTTGAATGTATACAAAGTTGGATTAATGCATATGATACAAATGAAGGAGATGCTACATTAGTTATTTTAGAAAATAGCAATCAATATCATAAAGATTTTCAAGAACATTTTAATATAACAGATAAAAAGGATTGGTTTAAATTAGAAAATAAAGAGCAATATGATTTCTATATTAACAAAGGATGTAGAAATATAGCTATAAAATGTCCTCGAGGATATGGAGTTTTCTGGGATAGTAGAACTTTACATTATGGAAATCCTGTACAAAAAATAGCAAGTAATGAATTTAATTACAGATGTGTTGTATATGTTTGTATGGTTCCAAGAAATTTTGCGAACAAAAAAAGTTTAGAAAAAAGACAAAAAATATTTAATGAATTAAGAATGACTTCTCATTGGCCTAATAAACCTACATTATTTTCAAAATTTCCACGAACATATGGAAAACCTTTGAAAGAAATAAAGGATATTACTATGGAAGAAGTAAAAACTTATATTAATACAGACGGACTTAATTTGATATAATTTACTATCAGTAATGTCTATAAGTTATATAGAGTTATGTATTTTATTTTTATATTATTTTTATATTTATAATATATCTAATCTTATTTAATTATTTTTTAACTTAATATGATTTCATATTATAATTATAAATATATTATATTTTAGTAGAAAATGAATAAATATAATAGCTACTATTTAATGGAAGATATTGATGTAACAAATGATAAAATACCAGATGGTGTTTTAATAAGAGAATTTAAAATAGATAAAAAAACAGATAGATATGTATATGTAAAAAATTGTTATATAACAGAAGAAAGTTTAAAAAAGATAATTGATGATGTTGTTATTAAAGAAGATGTTAATAAGAATATAAATACTATTCTTGTATCAAAAAATATTATAAATAAAATCAGAAATAATCACTTACCTGTAAATGAAATACCAAAAATAGTAATTTCAAAAAATTCTCATTTTTCTCACTTAATCAAAGGGAAAAATATAAATATAAATAAATTGTACATTGATATAAGAAAAATAGTAGACTTACATGAAAAATTATTAAAAAAAAATAAATAAATTACTTTCTTTAATAATAATAGATATTGGTGTTTATAAAATGGCAAATAAAAAAAGATTTTATTATTTAATAGAAGATTTAGATATTGATGGAGATTATAATAGTGATGGTTTTTTAATTACAAAATATAAAATAAATTCGAAAACAAAGGACAAAATATTCATAAAAACAAAATATGTTACCTTTAAAAATTTTAAAAAATTAATTCAACAAAGAAAAAAACTAGGTGGTTTCTCTTTACAAGATGCTTTTTTTCCAAAAAAAATAAATATTGATATGGAAGCTATTAAACAAGGACATCCACATGGTTACCCACATGGTTACCCACATGGTTACCCACATGGTTACCCACATGGTTACCCACATGGTTATCCACATGGTTACCCACATGGTTATCCACATGGTTACCCACATGGTTACCCTCAAGGTAATCCACAACCTAACATAGGTTATACAAATGGAACAAACTTTATGAATAATAAAAATCCAGAAATAATAACTATAGCAAGTGAAAAACCGACTTTTTTTGAACATGCTAAAGCAGGATTTGCTACTGGTTTAGCATGGGCTGTAGCAGATAATGTAGTAGATGGTATTTTTGATTCTATATTTTAGAAGTTTTAAAAATGAGTACATAATTTATTTTTTTTAAAAGTTTTAAAATGTTTTAGAATTTTTATAAATTTTTTAAATTATGTACTCATTTTTAATATTTGTTCTAATATTTAAAAATTGATAAACAAACTAAGTATAACTAACTACAACTAAAAGATAAAGACAGCTTAGATTATCAAAAGACCTTAAATATCAAAGCCTGAAAGCCTATAAAGAAAACTTTCATCAACACACATAAAATGACCACAACAAATGCTAATAGCCTATCAGCTATTTTTAAGGAGAAGATTATGAATATGTCTGACGATCTTGATGATAAAGAAATCTTGGCATATGCTAAGAATATTATCAAAGAATTCAAACAAGATAAGAAGAGAAAGAAGGATGTTAATGATACATCTAAAAAAAATGCCAAAAAAACTAAAAAATATATCGAAGTAGATGAAGATGGTAATAAAAAATCTAAACAACTCAACAAATACCAACAATTTTTGAAGGATAAATCAGAATAGAATTAAGGAAACTTATCCTGAACTAACTAACACTCAAAGATTTTCAAAGCTTGCTGAAGAATGGAATGAATATAAGAAGACAATTTAATATTAATGTATCAAAAATGACAGATAAATAAATGATTATATTATAACTAAATAGTTATTATCATTATATGAATATATATATTATTATTATTGAATGTTTTTATATTTTTTTATTTTATGATTGAATGTAATTATATTTTATATTTGTTCTGTTAATTAAAAATTGAATAAAAAATTGATAAAGTAGTTAGTTTTATATGTAATTATTTACAACTAAAGGTATGTCTATTATTGCTTTCAAAGCTACTGCTACTAAAAATGTGGTTCCTAAAGTTTCATTTAAAGATAGTATTGCAAAAATGCCAGATAATCTGAATGATAAGGAAATTATTAATTATGTTAAGAAGACTATTAATAAAAATAAGAAAAAAAATAAAAAATATGAAATGTATTCTAAAAATAATTATATAAATTTTAAAAAAGAACTAGGTGAGCATCTTTTTAATTATATAGAAAATGAAATTAGACAAGAAAATCCAAAGCTTTCAGATTATGAGGTTTTCCACAAGTTTATTAAGGAATGGGATAAATATAAAAAAATAACAGCAAAAAAAGAAAAGACTAATAATAAAATTGCAGAAATTTCTAATGATTTAATGAAAATAAATATTGTCTAAATGACAACTAAAAATATTCAATAAATAAAAAAATAACACCCTCAGCGGGGCTCGAACCCGCGACCACTTGGTTAAAAGCCAAGCGCTCTGCCGACTGAGCTATGAGAGCAGAGGTTTATTAACCCCATATAGTAATATACGTAAATTCTTATATAGTTTTATTATGACTAAATAAAATAAACCAATTTTGTTCTTCCCATGTAATAGTATAATTTATATTTGATATATTTATTTTTTTTGCTAATTCTTTAATACTATTGTAATCGTGGATATAATAGTATCTTTTTACAATATTCTCGTTATTTAATTTCCAATCAACATAATTTGGACCTAGAGCAAAATTACGAAAGTCACTTTTACTTATATTTAATTCATTAAAACTTTTTTCCATAGACCAAAAAGATACGAGTAGTTTTCCATTTTCACATAGGCAATTACATAAATTACAAATAGCTGATATTTGATCTTCCAATGTTTCTAAATGATGTAGAACCGCAATTGATATAATTTTATCATATTTTTTTTCTGTTTTCAAATTCAAAACATCTTGATAAAATACATTAAGCCCTTTATGATAGCAAATATACAGAAGATTATCTGAAATATCAAAACCTTCACAATTATAACCAAGGGTTTTAGCATATATCATATTTTTACCATTACCGCAACCACAATCTAATAAGTTTTCATTAGAACCTTGATTATCTAATAGAAATTTCTTCACATTATTCCATATTCTAACCCGTGAATTATCAAAAGAATCGCATATAATATCATAGTGATTTGCTATACTTTTATTATGTGCGTTCATTTACATATAATAATTAAGTAATATTCTTATATATTACAATATAGTATATTTTAACTCTCACTATTACGAAATAATTTATTTTTAGATTTTTTAAGTGTAAATAAATGTGTAATAATATATGCTATAAATTTACTTAGTAATTATTTTTTTTATTTTTTATATATTAGAACAAAATTATGAAAACTGAAATAAAATTTATTAAAAGCAAATATATTTTTATAAATAATAAAAAAAGAAGTATTTATACTAAACCAAAAGGAAAAAGAGAATATGTAAAGAGCAAAGGAGAATTTGTGCTGTTATCTAAATATATAAAATTAAATTCTAAAAATCTAAAAAAATCTAATAAAATTATAAAATTTGGTGGTACATATGAAGAACAATTATTAAGAGAAAGAGAAAGAGAAAGAGAAAGAGAAAGAGAACAAGATGATTTAAAACGTGTTATCGAAGAAAGAGAAAGAGAAAGAGAAAGAGAAAGAGAAAGAGCAAGAGAAAGAGCAAGAGAAAAATATAATTTAAAACGTGTTATCGAAGAAAGAGAAAGAAAAAGAGAAGAGGAAACACTTTCTGAAGCTGATACTCCAACAGCAGAAGCTGATACTCCAACAGCAGAAGCTTATACTCGAACAGCTGAAAATACTACTTCTTCCACTAATAGTGGTAAACAAAATGTTGTTACTAATTTTGTCAAAGCTTATGAAACAATGCTTGAAGAACAAAATTACATCTCTAGTCATGGTAATCATGGTAATCATGGTATTCATACAGATCTAGAGATGGAAGCAAGATTAAGAGGAGATCAAAAGTATCCATATAGACGCACTGCAGAACATATCTTAATTGGTGGTAAAAAGCCAAAAGCCAAAAACAAAAAAAGTAAAATAATATAATATCTATTAATTTATATAAAAATATAAAATTATTAAATATACATTATTTACATTCTTATTCACTTGGTTATCCATCAATTACAATTAACTTTATATTATTATATTTCAGAATACTTATCATACACTAAACTTAGTATCTGTTCGTGAAACATATTATCTTCCTTATCAGAATTTATTGTGTAATTATTCTTAACACATATATTTTTTTTCATTACAATATTTACTATCTTGTAATAGTTTATCCATTTCTCTATTATCATCGTATAGTTCTTTTATATTTTCTTCTACTCTTTGAGATTTTTCTTGTATATTATTTGAAGAAGGCTCAAATATGCCATTATTATTAAATCCAACATCAGCTGCTACAACTGTATTGTTTAAAACATATTTCGCATTTGGTATTGTAGATACAACTCCATTTTTATTAAATATTCCATTTGGAAATGCTTGCTGCATAACAGCACCATTTTTTGTTTTTTCTAAAACATATTGTAAATCAGCTTGTCATACAAGCTGATTGTCTTTTTTTTCCAGTGGAAACCATTTTTGTTTAATAGGATCATAACCTACTGCTTCTCCAGTAGGTGTCATAGCATATTCAGTATAAACACCACCACTGTGTTTTGTTCTTTTTTGTTTTTTTAATATTACACTATTATCAACAATATTTTTTTTAACATAATTTGTTCTTTTATCTTCACTTCCTCTTAATTTATTTTTACCATTTTTATTTTTAACTAATTTTTCAGCTGCCATCTTTTCAACTCTTTTAGCATATACTGATAACAATACATATTCTCCTTTGCTCTTTACATATTCGCGAGTACCTTTTGGTTTCATATAGATACATCTCTTCTTTCCATATACAAGTATTGTTCTAATTTTTTTATAATTATCTTTTTTATTTTCCATTATACATTCTATAAAAATATAAATAATATTATTTTATATTTTTATATACTAATATTATAAGATATTATGAGTTATAGCAGTAAAAGTAAATCGAGTAAAAATAGTAGCAAATATTATACTCCATTATCAAACATGAGCAGTGGAGAAATAAAATCTAAATCAAGCGAATATTATACACCATTATCAAGAGATAGTATATCTATAAAATCTAAAAATCTCTTTACAAGTGATAAAAGAATAGAAAAAATTCAAAAGTTTTTGCAAAAATATACTTTGGATGATAAATATACACTTGACAATCGAGTAAAATATTATAAATATGTTTCAAATTACATTAAAGACATAAAAAATAGAGGATGTATTAAGAAATATATTGAAGATAATATTACAAAATATACTATTGGCAACAAATTATTTTTAATAAAGAAAATAGGAACAGAAAGTATAAATGGAGTTATATATTTAACTATAATAAAGAATATATTGGGTGGAAACTTATTAGCATGCAAGATAATGCCCATAGATAAAGATAATTATAAAGAGATAAAAATTATGAAATATTTGACTGATAAAGTTATTTCAAAGAAAAAATCCAAGCATTTTCTTATAATGTATAAATATATAGTATGTCCACCAGTGAGTATATTAGAATTAATTAAAAATTCCTTAGACAAAACATTTAATAGCCCATTAGGTAGAAGAGATGTATCAAGTAATAAAAGGCTCGTATGTATCAATGAATTAGCTCAAGGAGATTTAGATATGCTTATGAGAAATAGAAAGATTGTAGAAAATAATGAATTAATGTATAATATATTTATTCAAACCTTTTTATCTATAACCTCTTTTCATAATCTATCTAAATATTATCACGGAGATGCACATAGAGGGAATTTTCTATATCAAATAAATAAAGAAAAAGGATATTATCATTATACATATAAAAAAACAGATTATTATTTGAAAGCATGTGAGTATAATATAATGATATATGACTTTGGATATGCAACAAAAGCATATAAAAAATATAATAAAAAATCATTACTTGATTATATAAAAATAATAAACGCGGCATTCATTAGAGATAAATGGGCAATTTTTCCAGATTTACCAAATGATGACTTTAACACAACCATGATATTTATTAGAGACCAGCTTATGATAGAATACAATAGCGGTAATAGAGAAGGCAATATAGAAAACATAATAATAAATAATATTTTACTAAAAGCTTTAGAAAACACATCACGAACCTTCAATATATTTACAAAGAGTAAACCAAGTAATATTATTAACAAGACACCATATATACTGGGATAATTTAGAGAAAATAATTATATATATAATTTTAATGTATATAATTAAATATATCTGTTTTCTATCTCATTACTTATTTATAATATATGTATTATATCCATTTTCAAAATATAATACAGAAATTGCTATACTAACATATATAAGTTGGATTTTTAATAATAATTATTGTATATTTTCTCAGATCGAATATAAGTATTTTGGTGAAACATACATGTGTAAAAAACTTAAAAAAATAAGACCTATAGATAAAGCTATATTGCTATCATCACAAATATGTAAATATGTTTTTTGAGTAGCACATTATATAAATTTATTTTTAATTATAATTTTATAAATTTTTATAAATTTAAAATATTTTTAATTAAAAACATAATTATTAACTTCTTGTGCATAATGCTTGTATCTATTTATAAATTCTTCTTTTGTAATTAAAGTTTTATCATTATCAGATACATGGAGCCAATTATTTATACTTTTAATTCTGTTAAAGTGTATTTGAGGTTTTATGTATATAAATTCATCAGTTGTTCCAGGTCTTTTTATGTTATATGGTGGTAAATAGTTGTGTAATAAGCGACCTTCGTTGAATAACTTATGTATATTAAATAACATAGTGTGTGAGGTTAAATCTGCCGAACCTGTTGCGAAAATACCCGAAACTTCAATATCAGCAGGAATATGACATATTTCATATATAATATAATTTGTCTCTGCTATAGTACGAGATAGATATACACGATTAAAATTTAATGTTATTAAACTACCATAAGAAGTATTATAACCATAATCACTAATATTAACAACAACACTATCATATTTTAATTCCAATTTCGTATCATTTGAGTGTTTAATAAATACAGGTACTTCTATTTTAGGTTCAATTATTCTCATTACTTGCATCAACTCTTCAACGTTTTCTCGAGTATATTTTGCCTTTGTTACAGGATTTATAAAAGGTTCTTTAGAGTTCATACATTTTATTAGATAATTATAGAGTTTAGGAGCATATATGCATTCTGTTCTGTATTTCTTTTTGTTTGGAGTATATACTTTTAATCTTACCATAAGTTGAAGTTTAGCAAGCGGATAATTCTCATCATCTAATTCTTCATTTGTTAATATATCTATACTCTCGCTACATTTATCAGAAAGTCCCGTATTGTCATATAGAATATTATTTACAAAATCTTTTCTTGTCATAGAAAGCAATTCATTTCCTTTAGTCAATTTCTTTTCAGAGCTTGAAGAAGATTTGCCAATATGTTTCTTCAATGCTTTATAAGACATGTTCTTAATCCTATTGTATTCTTCAATTATAGGTGTAGCTTTATCATATTCTTCAAAAAACTTTAATACTATTTTATCTTTTATATGTATTGGATCTATCTCCTTAGCAATAGTATGTACTTTTCCCCACGGAAGAGTTATTACAGGTTTTTCTGGGGCTTTAGGAGAACTACCTTGTTTTGTAGTTTCATATAAAGTTTGTTTATCTCTATATTTTTTCAATTCTCTATCATATTTATCCCTTTCTTTTTTAAATACAGCATATTCAGCATTATTTAAATATTTAAGATTCTTTTTTGGTTTAAAGGTAGTTAAATCAATTAATTGTGAATATTCCGGTTTTTTTATTTCTGCCAATTGTTTTTCATATTCTTCAAAATATTTATCTAGTGGGTCATCAATATATGTAAGTTTTTTATATCCATAGTTTTCTATAATGCCTGATTCAGGATTAAAGCAATTATCTATATCATCAATAACCTCCCAGTAATTATTAAAAATCTCCACTGGTGTTGTCCAAACATCATCTGAATCAAAATCATCTTCGTTTTCTATTAAATACTCTAAGACTTTTTGCCCTGTAGCCATATTGTTGTGTTGCAAAAAATCCATAAAGTAATAGCCTTTTAAATTGATAAGCATTATCTCTTTAATTCTATCAGGATAATCGTATGTAGATATATAATCTTTATAAAGAAAAGAGTTAATAATATCATTATTATAATTTTCAATTAAATTATATATTATTTCTATATTTGATTTTGAGTATCTGCCATATCTATTGCTAAAACGATTTCTTAATATTTCTATCTCGGTTTCTAGAATAGTTTCTTCGTTATAAAAAAACTCCATTTTTTCCGTAAGTAATTCGTACAATATAGAACCAGATGTGTTATTATACTTACATATATTAAAGTATGTCTGGGGATCATTCTTTTCGATACATCTATAATAAATTAAATCTATGTTTCCAAATAATAAATGATTTTTAGGAAAAAGTTTAGTTATATCTTCTTGTGAATATGTGCCTTTCTTCTTCATAATTTTATAGGCGGTTACATATATATCATAATATGCCCTACTCATCGCAGGCATCTTGTTACCATTAATAGGATGTATTTCAGGATCTTTACACCATCTTTTAATATCTTCAACATTTTCAAAAGTTTTACTTTTAACTTCAACAAGTTCAAATATATTAGGGTTTTCTTCTATTAAATATTTCCAAACTATATTATCAGAATGTTTTTCCAATAATTCAATAGCAGCAGGATTTGCTGATAATTCAAGCCAATTTATTTTGGGAAGGTTTTTTTTTAATATTTCAATACCAGCAGGATTTTGATTTAAAGACAAACCATTCCAATCAATATTATCAGGATATTTTTTCAATAATTCTATTGCATTTTTATTTTCTGATAAATGTTTCCATAGTATATTTTTAGGATTTTCTTCTAAGATTTCGATAGCACCAGGATTTAAAGATAATACATCCCAATCTATATATCTCTCTTTAAATACATTAGTCAGTTTGCGACCAGTCATTTTATTTTCTTCTTCAACCTTATTTTTTAATAATTCAATTGCAGCAGGATTTTTTGATAAATATCGCCAATTTATTTTTTTAGGATTTGCTTTTATTATTTCAATAGCACTAGCATTTAAACATAATTGGTCCCAGTCTATTTTATCTTCGTCTTTTAATTTTTCTAATTCACTTTCTTTCATTTTACTTTCTTTTTCAATTTTTTCTTTTAATAATTCAATCGCTTCAAGATTAGTATTCGTAGATAATCTATTCCATTTTATATTACGACGATATTGTTTTAATAATTCAACAGCACCTGGATTTGCTGATAAGTTTTTCCAATCCAATTTATTATATTCAGCCATCCCAGATATATCAGAAGATGGTTTTATATTTTCTTCTTCTGCTTTTTCTCTTAATAATTCAATTGCGTTTGGATTTGCCGATAAATCATTCCATTTTATTTGGTCCCGGTAATCTTTTAAATAATCAACAGCATTAGGATTTTTTGATATATTATATTTTTTTAACATATTTATAGGAATCCAACTTCTTAATTGATATTTACGAATAGACTCCATTCTATTATATTGTAGATATTAAACTCTTGAAGATTTAAAATGGCACAAAATATATTGAATATTATTATCAACAATATTATAAACAAATATTGAGACTAAAATTGGTAACAATTTACCTCATAGTGTCCATATTTTCCACATATATCACATCTTTTGCGTGATAATGATTTAGAAAATGAAGATTTATTAGACCAACAATTATTTGCGAAATGTCCATATTTTCCACATTTGAAACAAGAATTACCAGAAGTTTTTTTGTTTTTATTTTTACAATATTTTTCGTGATATTCACATTTTTCTTCATCTTCAAATTCTTTATCACAATATTCACAACACCATATTACATTTTCTTCGCTTTTATTACTACTATTGTAATCTTCTTCTTTACAATCTTTAGCAAAATGTCCTTCTTTTCCACATTTGAAGCATCTGTTGTTAGTACTATTACTGATTTTTACAAGTTGGTTTTTAGTTTCCTCATCTAATTTTACAGAAGCATATGAACCACCTCTTACATTATCAATACCATATTTATCCATATATATTTTTGTATATTTATCTTCATCATAATCATCGCCTTCTATAAGTTCTAATAATTTTACTGGTTTGTGTATTTTAGTCCATTCTGAACCTTCTGAATGAAAATGACTTTCTATACGAAAATAAGGGTTTGATGTTTTACCAACATAATATTTACCATTATTTAACTTTAGAATATAAATATATACCATCGTGATATAACAATCTCACGAAGTATGAATATCATTTTTTTATATTTTGAGCAATTTTAAATCTTCAAAGGGTTAAATATACTATATTATTTATTATATGTAATTATGTAATAAAAGCTAAAAAAATAATAAATTGCTTTACATTTTTTTTAAAGTTTTAAGAGTTTTAAAATTTTTAGAAGTTGATTTGGGAATAGGATTATGAACATTTTTGTAAATAATTCTTGATGGTCTTTGTTTTATTATTACTTAATAGAGTAATAGACATATATAAAATAAATTTTTAGAATAAAAAGAAAGAATAACAATTATATAAAAATAAATTTATTAAAATAAAATAATAAATTATGAGTAAGATAGTATCAGGATATGCTTTTAAAATAATTAAGAGAATATTGCCTAAAATTTCAGCTACAGAAAAAGCAGCATTGAATTCTGGTTCAGTTTCTATTGATGGTGACATATTTTCAGGATATCTAGATATAAATAAAATAGTAAGTAAATATGATGCTAAACTTAAAGATGAAGAGAAAGAATTTTTAAATAATGAAACAAATAAATTATGTGAGATGATAGATAATGATAAAATAGAAAAAAACCAAGATTTAACATTAGATACATGGGATTATATAAAAAAAAATAAATTTATGGGACTTGTTATACAAAAAAAATATGATGGATTAGAATTTAGCCCTCATGCTCATTCTTTAATCGTTGAAAAAATAGCAAGTAGAAATATTGCTTCAGCAGTAAGTGTAATGGTTCCAAATTCATTAGGACCTGGAGAGCTATTACATCAATATGGAACTGACGAGCAAAAAAAGTATTTTTTACCTAAATTAGCATCTGGAAAATATATACCATGTTTTGGATTAACTACAAAAAATTCAGGTTCTGATGCTGCTTCAATGTTAGATAGAGGAATAGTAGTTATGGAAAATGGAATATTAGGTATAAATGTTACTTTTTCAAAAAGATATATTACATTAGCACCTATAGCAAATGTAATAGGATTAGCATTTAAACTTGTAGATCCTAATAAATTATTAACAAAAGGTAATGAAGGAATTACTTTAGCAATTTTAGAAAAGGAAAAATTCAAAGATATAGAAATAGGCAATCGTCATAATCCGCTAAATATTGGTTTTATGAATGGTACTATAAGAGGAAGTAATATATTTATACCTATGAATAGTGTAATCGGCGGTGAAGAAAAATGCGGTTTTGGATGGAATATGTTAATGGAGTCACTTGGAGAAGGAAGAGGAATATCTCTACCAGCTATGTCTGTAGCTACTGCTAAATTATGTACATTTGGCGTCGGAGGATACGCACGATTGAGAAAGCAATTTAATATTCCTATAGCTGAAATGGAAGGAGTTAAAGAAAAATTAGCAGTAATAGCAGGAATTAATTATAAATTATTAGCAGCTCAACATTTATTCAATGCTATATTAATAAACAAAGAGAAGCCACCTGTAATATCTGCTATTATGAAATATAAATTTACAGAATATGGTCGTATATCTGTGAATAATGGTATGGATATTATAGGTGGTGCTGGAATATGTAAAGGACCTATGAATTTTCTTGCATCTAGTTATGTAGCAACACCTGTAGCAATAACAGTTGAAGGTTCTAATACACTAACGCGTTCACTTATTATATTTGGACAAGGACTAAATAGATCACACCCGCATTTATTGAACATTATAACAAATATAGAAACAAATGATAAAGAAACATTTCATAAAAATTTTAATAAAATTGTAAATCACACTTTTCAGAACTTGATAAAATCATTATATTATAGTATATATCTTAAATTATTCAAAAGAAATAGTGTAGATATAGAAAAATATTGTGAGATACATTTAAACAGGCATGTTGCTAATTTTGCATTTACTGCTAATATTGCTTTATTAATGGGAGGAAAAATTAAAACAGCTGAATATATATCGGGAAGATATGCTGATATATTAGCAGATATTTATATGTCTTATGCATGTTTATGGTTTTATAAGAAGAATAAAGATGTAAAAGACATTGATAAATTATTAGAATATTCGATATGCGATTATTCAAAAAATATTGAGATAAATATGAATAAAATATTTGATAATTTCCCTATATATGTAATGGGAAGACTTATGAAATACACTACATACCCTTTCGGAAATTATTATAATTATAATAATGATAAAATAATTACAGAAGTTTCAAACATAATAACAAAACCAACTGAATTGAGAAATATATTAACAGATAATATATTTATTTCAAAAGATGTTAATAATAGATTAAGTCAAATAGGAAAAGGGATTGAATTATTTGATGATAAAAGAAAATATGATATTGAAAATATTTCATTAATTAATGAAATAACGCAAAAAATAATTGAAGTTGACGAATATGAAAAATTATAATTGATATTAATTGATATTAACTATAATTATATACTTATTTTTTATATGATATGTATATTATATTATAATAATATTATATACAAATATTAAATGAATAGTATTGTTAATTTAAAAGATGGGTTTATAACATTTAATTCAAATATAGACCATAGTTTATCATTTTCTAAGTGTGCAATTGGTTATTCAAACTATGGTATTAATTCACACGAAAGAGGTGCTTTAGTATTTTTAACTAATAATAATGCTAATACAACAAATTATAGCATGAATTCTGATATAAGAATGTGTATAGCAAGTGATGGTAATGTAGGTATTGGAACTACAACTAATACAGAAGGTGTTTTATTAGATGTTAATGGAACTATTGAAAGTAGAAATAGTATAGGTGCAAATAATTCATTTTATTTAAAAGGTGTTGCTAATAGTGATATTAATAGAGTAATAACAGCTGGGCAGTTTTCTACTAATTCAGCGGTAAATGATATGGTTATAAGAAGTACGAATAAATTAGTTTTACAAAGTGGA